ATTGGGCAGGCAGCCACAATTCGCGGAACGTTGCGACTGGTGGAAATTAAATGGATATGACTGGGCGTTGTTATTGCGTGATCAGCCACGGTTTGCGGAACATTGTGACTGGGAGAAATTAGATGGGGGCGACTGGGCGTTGTTATTGCGTGATCAGCCACGGTTTGCGGAACATTGTGACTGGAAGAAATTAGATGGGTCTGACTGGGTATGCCTTCTTTCCGCACAGTCCCAATTTGCGGATAAGTGCGATTGGGGGAAGTTGGATGAAGATGATTGGAATTATTTGTTATATCATTGGCCTAAATTTAAGAAATTCAGAAAACATTAAAACCATGAAAACATTTGCAAACAAAGAAGAACTCCTTAAGGAGTGGGAAACTAACGGCGCATGCAAGGAAGGCGTTGAGTTTAACAAGTCTTGTAAAGACTTACAGGAGATACTTGAGAAATGTCCTCTTAATTTCAGGCTCTGGCGATTACAAAAAGGATACGTTCAGTTTGCAGAACATTGTCTTTGGGAAGAATTATCAGGGTGTGATTGGTCTTCCTTACTTTCTTTGCAACCACAGTTTGCAGATAAGTGCGACTGGGGGAAACTGTATGGTGATGATTGGGCGTGTCTTCTTTTTGTAGAGCCTCAATTCGCGGATAAATGCGACTGGGAGAAATTAAATGGTATCGATTGGGCGTATCTTCTTTCAGGGCAACCCCAATTTGCTGATAAATGTGATTGGGGGAAGTTGGATGAAGATGATTGGAATTATTTGTTATATCATTGGCCTAAATTTAAGAAATTCAGAAAACATTAAAACCATGAAAACATTTGCAAACAAAGAAGAACTCCTTAAGGAGTGGGAAGTAAACGGTGCCTGCAAAGAAGGCGTTGAGTTTAATAAGTCCTGCAAGGATTTACAGGAGATACTTGAGAAATGTCCTCTTAATTTCAGGTTGTGGCGATTGCGAAGAGGATACGTTCAGTTTGAGGAACACTGCCCGTGGGGTGCTCTTCAAGGAAAAAATTGGGCTTCCTTGCTTTCTTTGCAACCACAGTTTGCAGATAAGTGCGATTGGGAAAAGCTGAGTGGGAACGATTGGGCAAATCTTCTTGTAAGACAGCCTCAGTTTGCAGATAAGTGCGATTGGGAAAAGCTGAGTGGGAACGCTTGGGCTTTTCTTCTTGTAAGACAGCCTCAGTTTGCAGATAAGTGTGATTGGGAAAAGCTGAGTGGGAACGCTTGGGCATATCTTCTTGCCGAGCAACCACAGTTTGCGGACAAGTGTGATTGGGAAAAGCTGAGTGGGAACGCTTGGGCTTATCTTCTTGCCGAGCAACCACAGTTTGCGGACAAGTGTGATTGGGAAAAGCTGAGTGAGGATGATTGGCTTTATCTGTTATGCTATCAACGCCAATTTGAGAAATACAGAAAAGGACTTAAAAAATGAACCCCGACTTAATACAACCGCAGGCGCAGGAAGTGGAAGCCGAGCTTCTTGGAATAATGATACTTTGCCCAGAAGTAGTTGACGAGCTTAACATCAATGCTTCTCTATTCTACTCTGCGAGGCATCAGGTTATCTATGAAGCTATCCGGAAGCTGAGTGCAAGCTCTACTCTTGACCTGGCAACACTTACCATGTACCTGCGTGACAAGGGTCAGTTAGATGAAGCAGGCGGGGTGATGTATGTTTCAAAACTGATAGAAAATGTCATTTCTCCGGCAAAGGCTGAGCAATACGTGGTGCTTCTAAAACAAAAATATCTTCGCCGGGAATATATCAAAGTGGCGCAGATGCTTTCAAACCTGGCACAAGACGAAAGGGGAACGGACATAGAAGATATAATTTCATTCATTGACGAGAAGGTTCTATCACTTGCAGGTTTTATCTTCAAGAAAGAACCCCGCAAGCTGATAGCGATCATTGACGACATCTTGAAAGAGATTGAAGAGATACAGCAACACAAAAAGAGACTTATAGGCGTACCTTCCGGTTTTGTCCGTGTTGACAGGTACACAGGCGGGTGGCAGCCTGGCGACCTCATCATCCTTGCCGGGCGACCTTCGATGGGCAAAACGGCATTAGCTCATGCGCTGGCTTATAACTCGGCTTACCTCAAAAGCCCCGTAGCCTTCTTTTCTTTGGAGATGAGTTCTCAACAGCTCGCCACGAGGTTTCTCTCCGGCGAGACCGGTTATGACAACTTGAAGATAAGGAATGCAGATGTTCTTATGGATAAGGTTGTGGAGGCTTCATACAGACTTCAGGATTTGCCTGTAATAATTGACGACACTCCGTGCCTCTCAATAGCAGAGATGCGGAGCAAACTGAAAAGAATGATTGTTAGGTATGGCATTAAACTTGTCATTGTAGATTATCTTCAGCTCATGCGTGGCGAAGGTGACATAAGAGAACAGGAGGTTAGTTTTGTATCACGAAACCTGAAAGCTATTGCAAAAGACTTTTCAATTCCGGTCATTGCTCTGTCACAGCTCAACAGGGAGGTGGAGGGGAGGTCTGACAAATACCCTCGCCTTTCTGACCTGAGGGAGTCTGGGGCTATCGAACAGGATGCTGACTTGATATTGTTTATTTTTCGGCCCGCGTATTACAAGAAGAAGACTTTCAGCGTTGACGGGGATGAGGTTTCGAGTGACGGGCTGATAGTTTTGGATTGCCAGAAGCACCGCAACGGAGCATTATTTCGGGAGAAACTCTGGCATAATGAATATTATTCAAAGATCATTGATGAAAAAGAACAGGAGAATAATGAATTATTTTAAACTTTAAAACTATGAAAACATTCAAAAACAAGGAGGAACTCCTTAAAGAGTGGGAAATTAACGGTGCTTGTAAGGATGGCGTTGAATTCAACAAGTCTTGTAAGGACTTACAAGAAATTCTTGAAAAGTGTCCTCTTAAATTTAGACGCTGGCGTTTGATTAAAGGATATGTCCAGTTCGCTGAACACTGTCCGTGGGAAGAGATGAAAGGATGGGAATGGGTTAGACTTCTTTTGGCGCAACCACAATATGAAGACAAATGTTATTGGGGTAAATTGACTGGAGGCGATTGGGCAGATCTTCTTATTGAAAAGCAAAAGTATGAGGTTAAGTGCGATTGGGAGAAACTTAGTGAAGCTGACTGGGATTATTTGTTAGCCTTTCAACCACAATTCAAGAAATACAGAAAAACATTATAGTCATGGAAATAATTATCTTAATTGTTTTCATCGTTTGCTCGCTGGTGACGCTTTCGCTATGCAGGGCAACGAACATCCCCGAAGAATATGACGACTTTATCGGGGGCAAAGACAAGGAAATTTATGAAAAAGAAAAACGAAAAAAACAAAAGAAATGAAAACGTCTGAAGTAAAAGAGTTGATTGGGCAGTTTGTCCTGTTATATTATCAACCACAATTTGAAAAATACAAAAAACTTTAAAGTCATGGAAATAATTATAAACTTTGGAGTCATGGAAATAATTATCTTAATTGTTTTCATCGTTTGCTCACTGGTGACGCTTTTGCTTTTATCGGGGGCAGAGACAAGGAAATTTATGAAAAAGAAAAACGAAAAAAGCAAAAGAAATGAAAACATCTGAAGTAAAAGAGCTAATTGGACAGTTTGTTCTTGTGGAGGCAAATGGCAGTATCTATCCTAAAAGCATTCACGGCTTTATCACGGGCATTGAAGGCGACAAATACCTGTATGTGAAGGATAACATGAACAAGTTTCACAAGTTCGAGATTCGGAAAATTAAAAACATCACCGTAAAGAAGTTCAACAATGAAAAGGTTAAGGATGCCTAATAAGAATTTGGAGGAGGCGATACGTGAAGGCGAGAGCCTTGAAGAGTGGATCGCAAAAAAACAGAAGAAAAGTCGTAAAACTAAAAAGATGAAGAAAGATGAGAAATATAAATGACTTTAAGGCAATAAAAATACTTTTGGTTTTGTTTTTTGTTTTGGCAACAAGGAATACTTCTGCTCAATGGAACAAATTTTCCTTTGTCATTGAAACAGGACACGAAAGCAGAAGCCTTTCATTGGTATCTTTTGAAAACAACATTCATAGAGCAAGGTTTGTTAAATATGATCTCTTTTATTCTACTTTAGAGGCAGGCTGGACCCCAGTAAAGTTTTTTAAGCCTGAAGTAAAAGTACAAACGTGGTTTCGTCCCGAAAAGATAAATGCTTTTGACCCTTATTTTGTCCGGTATGATATTAATTTCAACTTTTTTATAAAGAACTTTGAATTTGGTTATAGGCATTACTGTTTCCATTCGGTTGATAGAATATGGCTTAATGAAGGGTCAGACAACTTTTTTATCAGAATAAAAATTAATAAATAAAAAAACCAGAAAGATGAACGAGTTAAGTGAACATAACAAGATGCTTTTCAACGTCATTGTCAAAATTATCTGCGAAGGAGAGAAGGTGTCATTGAAAGAGCTGTCGGGGAAGAGGCGGTTTGCCCCGCTTCCTTTCTGCCGGCATATGATATTTTACCTGATGCGGAACTATTCAGATGCTTCTTTAGCACAAACAGGGTTAATGCTTATGCGGGATCATGCTACTGTTCTTCATGGTTGCCGGAAGATAGAAGACTATCTGAAATTTGACCCCCGGCTAAGAGGCAAGATACTGCGCTATATTTCCGAGGTGGAGAAGATTGTTCTCCCCCCTGTTCAGGAAGAGGAAGTTTTCATGCAAAATGATTTTTTTAATTAAAATTAAAATTTTAACTTTGTTGTAAAATTCTGAAGTTATGATTAAACTTTCCGAATTAAAGGAAAACCAGAAGAACCCACGATTTATTAAAGATAGTCGCTTTGAAAATTTATGTAAGTCTTTAAAAGAGTTCCCTAAAATGTTGGCTCTTCGTCCAATTATAATAGACAAGGATAATATTATCATTGGAGGGAACATGCGCTATCGGGCACTGAAAAAACTTGGGTATAAAGAGATACCTGATGAATGGGTTAAAAAGGATAGTGATCTAACTGAAGAAGAAAGGCGGAGGTTTGTTATAACTGACAATAATCAATATGGAGAATATGATTTTGATATTTTAAAGGAAGAATGGGATATTAAAGAGTTGGCTAATTGGGATGTTGATATTGATTTTGGTATAGAAGAAAAAGAAGAAATTGAAAAGGTAAGTCTTGAGCCATTTAATAAGTCTCATATTTTAATTTCATATCCTATTGATTATCACAGCGAGGTTATTAAAGCAATAGAAAAATTAATTAATATAGAAGATATAGAAATTGAAAGATCATCTACATAAATATTTATTTCAATTTCAAGAATATGAAACAAGATCATACACATTTTGATTTAAAATTAAAGTTAAGGCTATATTGTGTATCTGAAATAGATAAGAGAAAAATAAATGTACTTGATTGTTTCGCAGGTAGGGGCGTTTTGTGGAATAAAATTAAAGAGAAAACAAATAAAGAAATAGAAGTCACATCGATTGAACAAATTTCGGAAAAAAATAAAATAGCTCTTGTTGGGAATAATGTAAAGTATTTAAAAAGTATTAATCTGAATAAATATGATATAATTGATTTGGATGCTTATGGTTTTCCGATAGAACAATTGGATATAATATTCAGTAGAAAATATAGAGGGATAATTATTGTAACAGCTATACAGACGTTGTATGGTAATTTGCCCAATAAAATGCTTTTCAAATTGGGATATACAAAATCAATGATAAATAAATGCAGAACATTATTCTGTCGGAATGGTATTGAAAAATTAAAAAATTATTTGTATCTTAATGGTGTTAAAGAAATAGAAGGATATTTTGTAAATCGTAAAAATTATTTCAAATTTAAAATAAACTGATATGAAAATCTATCAACCAGAAGGCAGGGCAAGGGAATATAGCCCATTGGCATTAAATTATTTCAAAGGATGTGATCATGGATGTAAATATTGTTATGTTCCAAAATTATTCAAAAGATTTAATGCCAGTTATGTTCATGATTATGTTTCTTGTAACATTAATTACAGGGAATTAGAGAAAAGCATTCAATCGTTATCTGAAGATGATAAGGAGAAGCAAATATTATTGTCATTCACCGGAGACCCATACTGCAATGCTGAAAAAGGTGAAACCAGAGAGGTATTGAAAATATTATTGAGACATCAGTTGCATGTTGCGATATTAACCAAAAACCCAGAGAAGGCCCAAAGAGATATTGATCTATTTAGAGAGTTTAAACGTTTTAAAATTGGCACTACGCTTGTTTTTTCAGAAGAGGAAGATAGAAAAGAATGGGAGCCAGGCACAATAGATTCAAATAGAAGAATTGAATCCTTGAAATATTTCTTTGATAACAACATAAAAACATGGGTTAGCTTTGAACCTGTTATAATTCCTGAACAAACTATAAGATTATTGATTAATGTCAAAGATTATGTTGATCATGTTAAGGTTGGCAAATTAAATAACTTTCCTGAAATAGAAAAAAATATAAACTGGTCAAAATTTCTATATGATATTGTTTATATTTTGAGAAAAGAAAATATGAAATTTTACATAAAGAACGATTTAATAAAATATAACAAAGGTCTATATTTTTCCGGCAATGAATTGGATAAAGATTTTTTAAATGTATAAAATATTCGAGCTATGTTCAAATTTTTAAAAACCATAAGAAAGAAGTCATTCTTCAAAGATGGAGAGCTCTATGACAGATACGTTCATGATGAAAGGTCTTTCTCGGTCTTTGGCTTAAAACTATATTCCAACACCGAAGTGTTTGACATCACAGATATTAATGACATGGACAAGAAGGCAGCAACAGGATTTCATAACAAGTCATAAAAAAAACTCCTTACAAACCTGTTAATAAAAATTTTAAATGTGGTGCAAAAGTTTTACATCAACTTATTGCACCTGGATTCTTTTTTCTTTATAACTTTGTGGAAAATTGAGGCGTAATGTCCACAAAAGTAAACATCAAAAAAAAGTTGATGCTTGAAGCTCTACGTAAAAGCCTCGGCATTGTAACTAATGCTTGTAAGGAAGTGGGCATTGACAGAACATTGTATTATCGATGGTTGAAGGAAGATGATGAATTTAGACACAAGGTTGAAGAACTTGAAGATATTGCTCTTGACTTTGCGGAGTCAATGCTATTAAAGAAGATAAAGGATGAAGATACAACGGCAATAATTTTTTACATGAAGACAAAGGGCAAAAAGCGCGGATACATAGAAAAGCATGAAGTTAATAGTAATGTTGCAGGTACTCTAACAATTGTAAGAGAAATAATAAATTCAAATGGTTAACCATAGATGCTTGTTGAAGAAAAAATAAAATTTACTTACACTCCCGCTCAGGTGGATGTTTTCTTCAATGTTCCGGAAGAATACAAATTTATCATTGTCACAAAGGGTCGCCGCTTCGGTGCAACACGTGGAGCTGCACATGCTTTTGTTGAGTGGGCACTCGAAGGGAAACATCTTCTTTGGGGTGATACAATTCATAGCAACATTGACAGATATTTTGAGAGATATTTTATTCCTATCCTGAAGCGTCTGCCGAAACATATTACCTGGAACTTTCAGAGGAAAGAAAAGAAATTCAGTATTGGTCCTTATGATGGTTACATTGACTTCCGCTCGGCCGACCGTCCTGAGAATTGGGAGGGCTTTGGTTATGACGTCATCTTCCTGAATGAAGCGGGGATTATTCTTAAGAACAAATATCTGTATGCTAATTCTGTCCTGCCGATGTTACTCGATAATGAAAGGAGCAGGCTTATTGCCATTGGCGTTCCGAAGGGCAAAA